GTGATCCAAAGTAAGTTCAGATAATTCATAAGTTTCTCCACAATAGACACATTTACAGTTGAAGTGTTCCTTAATGGCTCGACGCCACATACGTTTTGCTTCAGGGCTGGTCATTGCTATTAGGTTGTACAAGTAATGGTCAGGCGTTGGGAAGAGAGGGGTCATCGTTTCTGACCGCCTCCTTTAGCTCTATTACGTTTTGCATTGCATGGACGGAGTTTACCACGTTCGTGGCACATGTCTTTACCTCCTTTGCCCATCATGCCGTTGGCACGTCGTGCTCGTGCTAGTTCACGACGATATGATCTTTGTTTAGGGTTAGCGCCACGTTTTTTCTCAGCGGCAAGCTTTTTACGATAAGCCGTAGGGTTTTTTCTATAGAACCTAGCAGTCCTACCGGGGTTAGTAGTTTTTCGGGGTGCCATACAATCTCTGTTGAACGAGTTCAGGATCCACTTTGGGAATTACGTTGGCAAGTTTATCGAGTGGATTACCTTCGTATGCGACACCTGAGATGTCATTAGTCTTAAGCCAATCACAGGCGGCTTTCAGATCTTGAGTGGTAGCCTCGCCTGATTTAATACGTGCTAGAAACTCTTGAGTAACTAGATTGTGCAACTCGTTAAAGTTGTCTTCAGTTGCTTTTTTCTTCATTACGCAACCCTCAATTTATCGCGGTTACGTTTTTTAGCTTTTTTAAGATTAATTTTAGGTACCCATTCTTTCATGTATTCATCGTAATACACGTCAGTTTTGGTATCTGGTTTAGGAGGTTTGTTAATTGACGGCCAATCCTTTTTCTTTTTCATATCCAGAAATGGGTATAATATCATGACACAGTACTTCAACTCTAGATCCAGGTCTAAACATAAAGCCTGCTTTCATGATTTCTGTGCATTTTAGAGCACGAACTAATTCGTAATCTAATCTAAGTTTCTCTTCGTGACGTTTAGCAATAGCTTTACACTGCTCAATCATTCCGCCGTCAAGCGGAACGGAGAAGTTAAGCTGCATACCATAGTTGTTATTACGTGTATAGCTTTGTGGTAGCGTATCGTTACCCATGTAAAAGGGTGAGACAGTCATTGTTGTCCCATTACAAGAATTGCCCCCAGTAAACTGCTGTCTACTAGGAGCACCATTGTTCTGGAACTGCACTGCTTGGTTTGTTACGTTACCTGTAGCTGCAGCAATAGGATTAGCGTTGTTGCTAACCGTAGGTGTTTCAGCAAATGCTGGTCCTACTGAGAGAAGACAGAAAGAGAGGTAGTAGTAGAGGTAGTGTCGATAGTTCGAGTGATGTCGGTTGTCTCGATAATTCCGGCTGCCCGTGTCACAGTTTCCAGTTGAAACTGTTCTCCAGCGGTGTGGACGGACCAAGTAGCCGAAGAATCTGTGATATCGGTGCTGGGCGTTACGTTTGTTCCAGACCATGATGAGTATGCACCACCGTACACTTCAGTTGCGATAGTTTCGGTGATGGTTTGAGTGGTGGTTGTGGTAGCCTGCATACTACCTTGGGTAAACTGAGGAGTCACAGTTTGTGCCATCGCCCCAGCGGGAAATAGCAGAAGCAGAATTAGGAATTTCATACTTTGTCCTTTTGATCTTTAGGGCGAGATATTCCGTAGGAAGCAAGAGTGCCGCTCAGCAGTGAAGCAACAAACGTTGGATCCATCTTCTGTAGCATTCCCATGTATGATGCAGTTAGAACCCCTGCGCTCCATACAAGCACAAGAGCTTTTACAATTTCACTGAAGAAATCATGAATGAAGTTCTTCGTTGTCTGCATTTTTCTTTTTACGGGTGAGTAGTTTCTTGATAATTGGTTTCAAGACGCTCACTGTCCGTTTAAACACAGCGGTAGCTGTTAGGGTGGCTGCAACGGAGACAGTAGCTGTCGTTGTAGCCGTAGCCAAGATCTCGTTACTCGGTAAAGGTACAGTAATATCAGTACCAGGAATATCGACGTAACGGACCTGTGACGGGACTGGGGGTGGTTTAGGAGGTGGAGGAGTTACAGGTTTAGGTGCTGGTTTCTCCTCCAATTTCTCCTCACTGTTAACACCACGTACACCTGGCGGTGGACGAAGGTCGTTAGGAGGCACTACAAGCGGTTTGTAGGTGGGTAAAGTGGCTCGTGGTACCTCCAGTACCGGACGGGGTAAAACAGGGGGCTCAGGGAGCCGTAGAACCGGCAGTACCGGTGGTGCTCCCAAGTCCATTATTCACCAAAGAGACCACGCTCAATAAAATCAACGGCTTGGTCGTCAACAGTGTTATCAGATTGCTCAGCCAGTTTGCGGAGCATGTCAACAATCAATCGCTTCACTTTGTCGCTATTAAGGAACGACATAAGAACGGGACGGATAAGTGCAATCATTGTTCTAAAGGGGTAAGGGTTTATTCAGGTTAGGATACTAAATCCCACCTTTGTTCAGTTTCATTCCAGGTGTAAAGTTGCTCGTCATCAGGCATAGCCACAGGAGGTTCCCACAAACAGGACGTTTCGTTCAGAGTCCAAGACTCAAACGGTTTTGGCTCAATAAATGCGTCGCGTTGTGCGTCATAGGTAAAACCAATGCCTGCGTAGTTTTTACGCAAAGCTTTGGACTGATCAGTAGAAGGCTGACGAGTTTCGGGATCGTAATGGACGCCACCCCTTGTGTTATATGAGGTTTGAATCCAAGTTCCGGGCGATGAGTCTACGAAGGTTTGAAAGAACTCAGGTTCGGCAACGATGACTTGTTCAACGATGCCGTTATTTACTTTTGCAAAATGTGCCATGGTTTTTACAGTTGATAGCGAACAATAACGACGCCGGAGCCGCCCTGACCGGAGCCTGGACCCGAGGTGTTACCGCCGCCGCCGCCGCCGCCGCCAGTATTTACACTGCCGTCACCTGCCTGTAATACGTTTCTGGTCTCGCCTTGACCCCCACCGCCTGAACCGCCTGAACCAGCTGAACTACCAATGGTGTAGCCGCAGCCACCGCCTCCTCCACCGTAAGAGACAGAAGAGCCGCTTATGGAGTTTGTGATACCAGCGCCACCAGCACCACCGTTGATGCCAGAGTAATTTGCGCCAGCAGCACCTGCACCACCGCCGCCACCAGCGCCCGGATAATCACCACCGCCGCCACGGTTTCCTGCAGCGCCGCCAGCGTATCCCTGTCCGCTAGTCCCTGAGCCACCGGAACCTGGTGTTCCATTTTCAGCAACACCACCGCCGCCGCCAGAACCACCAGAGGCACCCGATGTCCCACTCGTGCCATACCACCCACCACGACCACCGCCAGTAGAAGTAATCGTGCTAAAAATTGAATTTCCTCCAGAGTTTCCAGTGCCGCTTGTGGTTGTTGCAGCGCCACCTCCGCCGACCGTTACCGTGTATGTACCTGCTGAAAGGCTACTAATTGCTGTTTCAACAGAACCACCGCCACCAGTATTTGAAAGGGAGCTTCTTAGTCCCCCAGCTCCGCCACCGCCGCCAAGGTTTAGACCACCAGAGGCACCACCAGCAACAACTAGGAAATCTACGTTTGTTAATGTAATTCCTGATGGAACAACAAAATCCTCTGACGTTGTAAATGTATGGATTCGATAGTCTCCAGATGTTGTAATTGTTCCACCAGAAGGTAAAGCTGAAATGGTTATATCAAGTGAATTACCGCTTACTGTTCCATCTGAATTTTCAAAAGAAACAGAAATTGTGTCGCCCGCTGTTTGATTGTAGACAGCAGAAGGCACAGTTACACTGGCGGAACCACCGGTTACTGCAACATCCTCAACAGTTGCCAGCGTTGTTGCTCCTTCCTTAAAAATTACGTCAATAGTGTCTGTTGCGTATGTTGTTGACACCGTAATGGTGCCTGCTGTTCCTTCGTATATTGTGCCGCTAATTGCAGTTATTTCAGGGCCAAAGTTGGTAGAAACCCAAGTTGAGCCGTTGTAAAATTCGACTGATCCAAGTGTTGTGTTGTACCGGCTATAGCCAGCTGAAGGACTGCTTGGACGCTGAGCAGTAGTTCCAGAGGGAATTTGGATACCAGCGGTACCACCAAAATTAACGGTGTTAGAACCACCATCAGGGTGTTCAATACTACCTACTTTTAAAGTTGTCATAATTAGTTTCCTCCGGGTTTAACTGGCCAAACGGGATTAGCCGGATCCACGGTGTTAGCCGGTAGATCGCGGAGTGCTTGGCGGTAAGACCGCATCTCGTCCGTCAGGGTTGAATCAGCAAGAGCGAGGTAGTCGGTTTCGGTAAGGAGTTGGTTGCGTTGACGACGCAAAGCAGCCAGTGCTTGTTCAGCAGCTACTTCGATTGCAGCAGCGTCAACAAGAGCTTGATCGAGTTCGATCTGGTTGCCGTCAGCGTCGAAGGCTCCAGTGCCATCGTTGATGGTAGCCGCGTTAGGATATGCGCGGTAAATAGCTTCGTGATTAAGCATTAACCTGCTACCTCCATAAGCGTGATTGAGCTTGCGGTTCTGCCAGTATAACTACCAGTATTAAAACTACGGTTAATATAAGAGTTTTGACTACCATCTTTATACATTTGCATTTTGTAAGTTACGGGATCAGTGGTGCCCGGCGAATCCCTAAAAAATACAGAACTTCTAACGCAAGAGACGTAAATAACGGTGTTTGTCAAATAAGAACCAGCGGATTGTTGACCGTCAGAAGAAGAATCTCCTACATAAATAAGATCTGAGCCTCGGTAAATCCTAAACTGCGTATAGTTTTGGTCTCCGCTAAACGCCCAATCAAAACTGACTAAAACATGATTGCTACTACTACTTGGTGTTATGGAAAGACTCATGCCAGTTACGTCAGTCCAAGTTTGGTCTGCACTTAAAGAAAAAACATCGGTTTTTTCAGTGTACTGAGATTGCAAAAGCTTTCCACCAGCAGCCGGAGTAACCCAACTCGACCCACCTAAACCATCGGTCTGCAAGTATTGACCGCTAGTGCCGTTGCCGGTTGGTAGCGCTAACCCGTACTCAAGTGTCCCAGCTGTTGCGCTGTTTTTTAGTACCTGATGAGCAGTGCCACCACCATCGGGTAAGATCAGCGTATGACTGCCAGCATCTGCTGGTACATCTAGTTCGACGTAACCGGTGTTACTGCCGTTTAATCGTAGTGCCATTAGTTAACCTCCGGTTTAGGATATTTAGCCTTCACAGCGGCACACGCTGCGTAGTACTCGTCAAGTTTGGTGTTATCGCCTTGGTTCGACCAGTACAAGGCGTCAGCAAGATCAGCCAGTGAGGGGTACTCAGGTTGGCGGTTGCGTTGGTATTGGGTAGCGTCTAGTTCCGCTTGGATTTCTGCAGCAGCTGCATCGACAAGAGATTGATCTAGTGCAATCTGGTTGCCGTTAGCGTCGAAGGCTCCAGTGCTGTCGTCAATACGAACAACGGTGCCAGCGTAAGCTCTGTAGATAGCGTCGTGATTGTACGCCATTAACCTGCTACCTCCATAACAATAATTGATGAAGCCGTTCTGGATTCATAATTTGCGCTGTCAGTATCGTTTGGGCCTCGATTAAGGTAAACAGTCGAAGTAGTAAAAGTGGCTCCTTGGACTTTGTATGTTATTTGTGATGTGGTGCCAGGACTATCAACATAGGAAATTGGAACAGTAAAACCACCATAGCCTGATTGATATGTACCGTAAAAAACGGTACTAGAACGCGGTCTACTACCAGCGGCGTCTCCAATAAAAATGGGAGTAGAATCTCGCATAAGGCGAGTTCTTACGTCATATCCAGTGTTGTTACTTATGTTCATTTGACACAAAACAAGTATTTTACTAGAACTGCTACTTGGAGTAATGTTTACTGAAAGTCCAAAATCCGTAAAGGTAGCTCCAGTAACAGAGCTACTTACATCCGTTTTTTCAGTTTGAACCACCTGCAAAATCTTTCCACCAGTACCAGACGGCAACGTAACCGTCTTGCCAGATAGATCCAATGTAGTAGCAAGTTGTCCAGCAGTTACAGAGCCATCAGCCAACGTAACCGTCTTACCAGATAGATCCAGTGTAGTAGCAAGTTTTCCAGCAGTTACAGCATTATTTGCAATGTCATCTGTTGCAATACTTCCATCAGGCAATCCACCTGTCGTTAGTCCGGTAATCGTACCGGATCCGTTAATTTCAATAGCCATAATTAAACAATAACCCAGTTTGAACCAGTAGGAACGGTGACAGTAACGCCACTATTAATAACCATGGGACCAGCGTTGATCACATGGCTACCAGAAGGAATCGAGTAGTCATCATCGACGGTGTAGGAATGAACAACCGCCCAACGATTAGTACCAGAGACACCCATTTCTGGGTAAGCAGTTCCTCCACCAATGTTACCCCAGGCAGTACCGTCATAACCTTCAAACTCAGTGCTAGTAGTATTGAAACGGAATTGACCAGCAGCAGGCGTACCTGGGCGATCACCGTCAGCACCAGAAGGAATGTTAGCTGCACCATTAGATGCGGTTTGGTCTACAAAATTGGTGTCAATGTAGTTCTTAGTAGCAGCATCCTGTGCAAGCGAAGGATCGGCAACACTGCTGATGCGATTACTATTAGCACTAATAAGTCCGGTTGAATCAATTGATAACCTTGCCGTACCATTAGTAGTAATCGCTAGCTGATCTTCTCCCGGAGAATAGATACCGGTGTCTTGATTAGTACCGCCCCAAGCAAGTGTTGGGTCTGTGGCTGTGCCATTTTCAAGGAAAATCTGACCGCCAAGCAATGTATCCCCGCTGACGCCAAGAGCACCGTCAACAGCAGTTGTTGTATTTAAAAGGATTGCACCAGTGCCATTAGGAGTAATGTTAATATCACCGTTACTGGTGCTTACAATGCTTTGACCGTTTACGTCAAGATCACCACCAAGCTGAGGGGTCGTATCCGACAACACGTCAAAGGCAATAGAACCTTCAGGAATGGTAACAAATCCAAGCTGTTGGTCTACTTCAAAGAAGTCACCAACCTTGAACTTACCGTTGTGATCGGTAGTAGCAGTCCAAATCTTACCGTTGTTAGATTCAACGACTTGATTAGCTTCAATCGGCACACCACCATTCTCAGGCAGTGCGGTGTAGTTAGTACCAGAACCGACGTACTCCATCGTGTGACCGCTAGAAGCGATCTGGGAACGGAGGAAGAACTGAACGTTGTCAGTACCAGTTGCAACGTTAGCACTAAAACCAAGGTTATTGCTACGGTTAGTAGGATCAGGACGACTAATTGTTACAATCCAGTCACCAGTGTAACCAGCAGGATCAGCATCAAATGTAGCTTGGTCTTGAGGAACAGACTGAAGGATTGGGTAGATCTGTGCTTCACTATTTACCGCCAACAACATGTTACTTTGTGGACGGGTAGTAGAACCATGCCACGATGCATCTGCATTACCATTACTAACCCGAATAGTTGTAACAGCAGCACCACTGGTATCAACAGCGGTTACACAATTAGCAGTGAAAATGTTGGTTGTAGATTTACCATCAGCAACAAGTGCTTGAGTACCAAAGTCAGTAGTAGAAGCAGCCAGGTTAGCCTGACCACCATTTAGACACTTGATGTGATAACGGTTAAAGAATGCATAGCTACTGGTGCACTGAGCATAGCCG